TCAGCCGCCCGGCGAGACGATGATCTTCACGTTGTGCTCCTTGTTGTTCACCAACTCTTCGAAACCGCGCTCGACGATTTCTTCCAGGCCGATGCGACCGGTCACCAGCGGTGCGATGTCGAGGCGGCCGTCGGCTATGAAGGCGATCACGTCGGCGAACTCGCCGTTGTAGGCGAGGGCCCCGAGCAACTGCTTCTCGGTGGAAACCAGCTCGAAGAAATTGAATTCACTGGGCTCCTCGAAGATTCCTACAAGCACGCATTTGCTCGGCCTTGCGGATGGCAGTCGATGGCCAGCTTGGCGGTGTGCTTGTTGCCGATGCATTCGAAGCTGACGTCGGCGCCAAGCCCGCCGGTGACGGGCGCGGAGTTTCGCCTAGGGCGTCGCACGCGAAACACGTTGTTGTGCCGGACGCCGCCTGGGCGCGGGTCTGCCACGGCGAATGCGCCCTGGCCGGTAGTACTGGCCGCGATCACGGTGCCGGACGGACCGTCCCAGTCGGTGACCGGGTACTTGCCGAAACTCTGGCCGCGGGGATCGGCGACGGAGTACGTGCCCTGGCCGGGCGACTTGACGCCGATGATAGCGCCCGAGGTGTCGGTCCAGCGGCGCACGCCGTACTGCTGGTACTGCAGGGCGTTTGCCGGCGCGCGAGGGTCCGCGACTGAGAACCGCCCGTTCATCGGGCGGCTCGCGCCGGCGACAACGCCACACGAATCGCCCCAGTGATTCACGCCCAGGACGCCCCGGTGGTACTCCGGCACGATGATCAGATCGCGCAGGTAGCCGTCCTCGACGGCCAGGTCGTTCAGGCTGCGCCAGTCGCTGCCGGCTCGCACCAGAGCGAGGCGCACCCAGGTCTTCCACTGCAAGGACGGTACGCGGTGCATTGGACCGGCAGCCTCGATATCGCCGGGTAGCGGCATGCGGCCGAGGATGTCGCCGACGGCGCGCAGGCTCTTCTTTTCCGGCTCGTACAGGAAGGGCGGCACTTTCTCGACATGCCGCGCGACCAGCAGGAAGCGCTTCCGGGACTGCGCCAGGCCGCCCAGTTCGCCGCAGTCGTGAGTGGTTTCCGCCACGGCGTAGCCGAAGCCACCGAGCAGGCTGTTGATCTGGTCCAGCAGGTGCCGGCCGCGGCTGGCAAGGCGTGGGACGTTCTCGAAGACGATCAGCGGCACCGGGTCATCAGCCCATGCCTCGCCCATCAGCCAGATGCAGCGGAGCGTCAACTCGTTCAGCGCCTGGTACTTCGGGGTCAGGCTCATTTTCTCGGACAGCAGGCCGCTGGCGCCCTTGCAGGGGGAACTGATGAACACGGCATCCGGCCGGCGCCCGCCGGCGGCGCGCCGAATATCTTCCGGGGTCGCCTCCCGCCAGTCTGCCGGCGGCTCCTTGCCGTGGAACCGCACGTACTGGTCGCGGGTGAAGAGGTCCAGCAGGGTGCCCGGGACACCAGCCAGTCGCTCGAAGTCGCGCAGGCCGGCTGGGTCCACGTCGATCCCGCCGAGGCAGACCCATTCGGCCTCGACGTTGCCGACCCGCGGACGCGCCCGGTTGAAACCGGCGGCACCGCCGCCCAGGCCGCAGCAGAAGTGGAAATGGTAGAGGGTGCGCTTAAGCATGCTGCCGTCCTCCCTGCGCTTTCTTGGCCGCAAGGTTGGCCATGTAGCTGGCCCACTCGACCGCCTTCGCCTGTTGGCGAGTCCGGCTGCAGCGCTGATGCTTGCCGGTGGAGCGCGCGTTGCCGCAGATATCACAGATGCTCGGAAGGTCCAGCCGCTTGCTGGCCATCGTTGGACGAGTGCGGGCCGCCGACGTGGTTGTGCTAGCCTTGGCGCCGCCGCCTTGAGGCTGATTCGCTTGCATGGTGTCTCTCCTTTGGGGTGGTCGGCGCCAGGGAGTTGCCGCTCCCTGGCGCCTCTTCTTCAGCGCCGCGCGGGGTGCTCGCGCAGTTCCTGACAGCTGATGCAGCATTCGCAGCCCGGGGCGGCCTGGCGGCGGGCCTCGGGTATCTGCTCGCCGCAGTCCTCGCACCAGAGGGCGCTGGGCGCCAGGCGGGTGTTCGTCCGCTGGGCCAGGGCGGCCTGGATCATGTTCTCGGCCCGTTCGTTGGCCTGGTCGATCACATCCACAGTTAGTCTCCCTATGCCGGCAGCGATGCTGCGGCCCAGCGTTTGCGCAGGTCCTGCCAGATCGCGTCGCCGTCCTCGAAGTACTCATGCACTTCCTGTTTCGGGGCGTAGTCCATGCGCAGCACGGACAGGCACGCATCGAACAGCGCTGGGTCGAGGCCGCGCAGCTCGGTGAGGTCGAAGCGGTGAGCCTGGCCGTTGTACAGGCCGAGCAGGAACCGACCGATCACGCCGCTCTGGCCGCTGTCGCGCTGTGCGATCGGGAGTAGGCGTTTCAACGCTGTGATGCCGGCTACCTCGTTCTCCTGCTGCCTGGCCTGGAAGTCGTGGATCAACCGCAGATAGTCGTGGGGGAGGGGTTGCATGGTGTCTCTCCTATCGGTTTGTGGTCCCGGCGTTGCCGCGCCGGGTCACGGGTCGTCGGTCAGTTCGCTACAACGGCGTGGATGGTGAGGTCGCTGGGGATATCGCCTTTGAGGTGCCGCAGGTGCTTGATCTGTTGCTCACTGCATTCGTCGATGCAGATCACCTTGGCGCCGTGGCTGATGCGGTGGCGCACCAACAGCTCTAGGTCGAACGGTGTGTAGAGACTGCCGCTGATGATCTGGTGCTCTTCCTGACCGGCCTTACGTGCGGCCTGGCGCAGGCGAATGGTCTTGCCGGTCATCCGTGCGCCGCGTTCTACGTTCAGTTGCATGGTGTCTCTCCTTTGGGGTTGCAGTTCCGGCGTTGCCGCGCCGGTCAGGCTTGGAAAATCCAGCACTTGACGGTGCTGGGTCGGTTGGTGAAAGGGTTTTGGCGGGCGTGTGCCGCCCGCACTGCGCTGTCGACGGCCTTGTATTCGATGAATTTGTGCCGGCGGGACTCTTTCAGCAGGTCGCGCAGGGTTGCCGCGTCGGCCACCTTCTGGCGGTGGTCGGCGGCCAGCTTCACGAACTCGTTGAGGTTGATGGCGATGGTTCCGGGGTTCTTGCTGTGGTTGAGCACCGGCTCTTCGCTGAGGTTTTCGAGGTAGTCGTAGACCTCCCAGAACTCGGCCACCTCGGGCGCGTCGGCGTTGACGGCGTCCTGGCGCTCCAGGGCCATCGTCATCAGGGTCTGCTGAGCGCAGGCGAGCTGGTGCTCGGACAGCGGCACCACCAGGCGCAGCGCGTCGACCAGGGCCATCATCTGCGCGTGGTTGAGTATCAGCCGCTCGATACGAATCTGTTTCAGACCGCGCAGCGTCGTGCTGTGAACCTTCAGCCGCTCGCGGAAGCACTCCAGCACGCGGGCCTCGGCACGGATGGCCATCAGCAGGAAGTGGCTGACCTCGAGCACGCCCAGGTGGTTGAGGTTGTCGGCCGCGGCCTGGCTCTCGCGGGTGATTTCCGGGCGAATGAAGTGCAGCTTCACGATACGGGTCATGATCGCTTCGGAGGCCTGCACTGTGGCGTTCTGGCTCATCACCAGGGTGCCGCGGAAGGGGGGCTCGTAGGTCTCGTTGCCGGCGGTCTTCTGGCCGGTCACGCCCAACGCGCGACCGTTGAACAGCGGCTTGAACTCGTCCCAGTCGAAGGACTTGGCGGCGCCGCCGGCGCGGCTGTTGTCGCTGCGGTCGGCCTCGAGCATGACCATGGGCATGTTCGACAGCTGGGTCAGCCAGCGGCGCAGGCCCGCCTTGGTCATTTTCGACGGGTCCTGGCCTTCCTCGTCCGCCCGGCCGAGCAGCTTCCATAGGAAGGTGATCAGCGTGGACTTGCCGGCACCGGCCTCGCCGGTGGCCTCGAGGAACGGAAAGGACTGGAACTCGGCGCGGATCTGCTCCGCGAATAGCGAGCCGAACCAGAACGCCAGCGCCACCAGGCCCTTGGCGCCGAAGCAGGTCCACAGCCAGTCCAGCCACTCCGGGCGGTAGTCCTTGGCGTCGGTGGCGATCTGCAGCTTGATCGAGCGCTGCAGGGTCTTCAGGCGCAGTTTCTGGAATTCGAAGAAGTCTTCGGCGTTGGCCTTTTCGATCACGCCACCGCGTACCGCCACGTCGCCCAGGACGTAGCAGGCATGCTCCCGGCTGTAGCCCAGGTAATCGATCGTGGCCACCGTCTTCAGGCCGGTGAGTTGCAGCTTCATGATCTGGTCGAGCTGCGCGCCGCTGCCGGTGAATATCGCCCCGGCCGCCACGCCGAGCAGGCGCTTCTTGAACTCGCTGGCCGCCGCGACCTGGGCGCTGGTGAAGGTGTTCTTCACGCTTTCGTCGTCGGGGCGATCGATGCGGAAGTAGTACCAGCTTTCGTCTGTGACCTCGTTGCGCTGGAAGTACAGGGCCTGGGGGAAGCAGTTGGCGATTTCCACGACGCCGCCGGCTTGTTGCAGGGCCTTGTCGCGCATCTGTTTCTGGTTCAGCAATTGGTCGTCGTGGTTGTCGCTGTCCTCCAGGCTCTGCATGGCCTTGTTGAACTTCTCGATATCCAGCTTGAACCAGTAGAGGCGGTTGGCGAAGCGGAAGTGGAATTCACCGCGCTTGCCCCAGTCGTACATCAGCAGGGCCTTCTCGGCGGCACTCTCGGCGATCAGCAGCGCGCCCTCATGACGCGCGGTCTTGAGGTCTTTCTCGATCTGCGCGACGCGCTCGGCCGCGTCATCGATGAACATCCAGCGCTGGTGCAGGTCGTTCCAGTCGAATTTGCGGTTGTTGCGCTGCGGTAGTTGGGCCGCTTCGCAGACGTAGCCCAGGGCACGCGCCTCGGTCACCCACCGCCGGGTGTACCTGTGGGCGCCGGGTTCGTTGTCCAGCGCCCAGATCAGTTTCGGCAGCTTGCCGCCACGGGCTGTCGCGAGTTCGCGCAAAGACTGCTCGGGGAAGGCGTTGGAACTCATGGCCGACACGGCGTCGATGCCGTGGTGCAGCAGCGCGATGGCGTCGAAGATACCTTCGACGATCCACAGCTCCTTCACCTCCTGCAGGTCGATGCTGGGTGGGCACCACCAGACGCCGCGCGGGCTGTCGCCCGGCTTGAAGCGCGCTTTCTTCTTGCCGAAGCGGCTCGGGCGATCGATCAGGCGTTCCCAGTAGCCGCCTTTCTTCAGCGGGAAGCGTACTGTCGCGCTACCGATCTCAAGGTCGCGGTCCCAGTAGTTTTCCTGGCTGTACCAGCCATCGATCAGCGCCAGGTCGAAGCCGCGGGCATGGGCCAGGTACGCCCGGGCCGAGGCGGCGGGTTCCTTGTCGGTGGCCGGCGCTCGCTTGCTCCAGTCGTCGAAGAGCTCCGGGTAGATTTCCTTGATGTGCCAGGTGTCGCCGCACTTGCCGCGCCCGCAGCGGATGAACCAGGGGCTGTCGACCAGGGTGTAGAGCTCCTTTTTGCCGCACGTCGGGCACTCGCCCTTGCGCATGTACTTTGTGCCCTTGATCGGCGTCAGTCCGTACTGATCCTGCAGGCGGCGCAGCACGTCGGCCTTGAGTTCGCGGTCCATTTCCTTCATGCGCGCCCCCGAATCTGCTTGCGCAGTTCGCGGATGGTCCGGCAGATGCCGGCAATGTGTGGGCGATCCTCGAGGATGCGCTTGCCGCGCAGGCCCTGCGGCGTATAGCGGTAGCGATCGTCGTACCAGCACTCGGCCATGGCGGCTTCGTACTGGCTGACCAGCCAGAGCAGGTACTTCTCAGCCTGGTTCTGGTCGACTTCGACGGTGATTGAAATGTGGCCGCTCATGGCGGTGATACCTCGAATTCTGGGCGTAACTTCCCCAAACCCACGGCAGTGGAGTGGGTAGGGCGTGTTTCAGGGATTACTGGGTGTGCTGGGGGCGCTGTTTGAGCAGGTGCGCGGGCAGATAGCGGGCCGGGATCGGGAAGCGACAGTGACTGCGGGTGTCGATCAGGTAGACCACCTCGTCGTCTCCCTGGCCCCAGTCGATACCCAGCCAGATAGGGTCTGGCCCCGCGAAGACTTCATCCCACGCGCGCTGGGCGAGTTGTTCGGCCATGAACTGGGGAACCTCGAGGCCTTTGGCCAGATGGTTGACACAGGCATCGAACAACCGGTCGGAGCCGGAGGACAGATACTGGTTGGCGTTGGCCAGCAGGTACGCTGCGGCGGCTTGCTGCATGGTGCTGCGGTAGTCGTTGGTGCCGTTCATTGCATGCACTCCACATGATCCAGCAGGTCCAGTTGGTTGGTTGCGGCCGCGAGGTCGCGGCGTGCCAGTTGACGGGTTTTCGAAGGCGCCATGGGGAGTACCAGCAGTGGCCGCTCGAGGCCCGAGGGGCTGAGCTGGTAGTCCCAGCTCAGGGAGCCGGTGAAGGTGGCGCCGCAGAGCGCGTTTGTGCATTGCGCGTACATCGAGCGGAAGCACGGGGTTTGGCCCTCGGAGGAGCGGATCCGCATCCGGCTGTGGCAGCAGGGGCAGACGAGCTTGTAGACGCTCACGCCTTGACCCTCCGGTGCAGGGTGATCACTGCGCCGACTTCGGCATGTCGTGCGGCCAGGTGTTGGCGGTGGGCGACGATGATTTCGGCGAGTTCGGCCTCGTCGATCTCTCCGTCGCGTAGCGCCTCGGCGATGATGCGGTCGACCTCGCCGCGCCTGATGGCGGTGGCGACGCCCCTGGCGTACAGGTCGAGGTTGTCCAGCTGGGCTGGATCGGGCATCTGCACGAACATGCCGCCATACAGGTGTGCGACGTACTCGGGGAAGTGGCTGGTGCCGGTTTCCTGCTCGAGCAAGAGCAACTGGTCGTCGCTGAGCGGCTTGCTGCCGGCGTTTTCGTAGGCGTGGTTGTCAAACTTCTTCAGGTCGAGGCCCAGGCGGGCAGCGGCGCATTCGCGACCGCCGGGGTAGGCGCCGATGATCGCGCTGACCACCTGGCGCCGCGTTTCTAGGAGCGGGCGTTTCATCTTCTGGTGTCCCCCCAGTGCGGTGGCCATTACTGTGCGATCACGCCGTCTTTGATGCCGAGAAGGACAGCCGCGCGATGGGCTTCGCCGCGCAGGCACTTCTTCTGCCGGTTGAGGACGGCGTACACGGTCGAGGGGGTGAGGTTGTTCTTCACCGCCCATTGCCTGGCCGACAGCCCTTGGCTCGCCAGATGCTGGCGCGCTTTCTCGCACGCTTGCTCGGTGGGGTAGGCGTTGTGCATAGTCTCGTTTCGTGTGATTTCGTGTGAATGCAAGGCGATGATGTCCCTGAAAACAGGTAATGTCAACGCTTGAGGTCCAACTTTTATGACCATAGGCGAACGCCTGAAGGAAGAGCGGCAGCGGTTGGGGATGAGCCAAACCGAACTTGCCGAGCAGTGTGGTGTGTCGAAAAACACCCAACTGGCATATGAGAAAGGCGAACGCAGCCCTGACGCGGCCTATCTACTGAGGGCCTCGTTGCTTGGCGCTGATGTGCTTTACGTTATAACTGGGCGTCGCCAGCCTGCAGAGCTTGAGTCACTCAGTCAGGAGGAACTTGATGTGCTGAGGTACATGAAGTCCATGGAGGAAGAAGACCGAATAGCGTACCTACGGGTGGGGCGAGGTATCTCAGAGTCAACTGAGTCGCGTCGTACAAGCAAATAGGACACCTCGCCAGCAGGGAAAAAATCCCGGGCGACCTACCGTGGATTTCTGCTTCTGGCACGCGGGCCTATGTGAAGAATGGGGTACTCCCGGGCTGCTATCACGGTGACATCGTGTCGCCGGGTGGCCTGTCAAAGGAGTAGACCAATGTATAGGCCCATCGACCCCATCGTGCTCACCGCCCTGCTGATCTGCCTTAGCCAGATGAGCGAGCAGGATCAACTGGACCTGCTGCGGTTGGCGTGCGCTCTCAGGGGGCATTGATTGAATGGGCCTTCGGTCGTAGCCGAAGGCCCCACTGTGAAGAGAGGGACGTATGAACTGGCTCAAGGGAACGGCCGCTGCGGTCGGACTGATGGTCTCGTGTGTTGCGGTGGCTGACTCGGCCGCCCAGGTCGAACTGATGGACAACCTGCACCAGAGAATGCTGGACGCGTTGCAGGCCTCGAGTGTTGACCAGGTGACTGAGGTTTTTGGCGATCTGGACCGGTACCGCCCTGGTATCCGCAGCAGCGCCAACGAAACCTGCTTCAAGGCCTATGAGGCTTTGGGATGGGTGTTGTCCGATCTGGTGGTACAGGCTGATATGGAAGATCCATTGCCTGAACTGAAGGGGCACCAAAAAGACTATGAGCAGAAGCGTTTAGCTTGCAAGGCTGGAGCCTAGCTTGAGTGAGTAATTATTCTGGGGGAGGTGGAAGTCTGAATGGACTATTATTTAGATTATATCTTCTCGGAGTTTAGCCGGACAGCGATGGATGGTGCGGAAAAACACTTTACTGGTAATCCTGATGATCTGACGGTTATTTTAAAGGGGCACTTGATAGTTGAGAAGCTGATGCGCGACTTCTGTATGTCATTGCTGCCAAATCCGGATCATTTTGCAAGGGCAAAGTTAAGCTTTAGTCAGCTTATATCAATAACTCGGGCGCTTGCTGTTTGCCCAAATCCAGATGTGGATGATAGTTGGATATGGGGGGCTGTCAAACGCTTGAATGTTGTGAGAAATATCTATGCCCATCACCTAGAACCCGACGCTGAAAAGCTAGAAGAGGAGCTTGAGAAGCTGAGGCTTTCTTTAAGGGCTGTGGAGGTAGATAAAGAACCAGACTGGGCACATAGAATCTCAGGGCTTGTAGGTGCTTTTTCTACCTATATTTATCTATCTGAAAAAGTAACTCAAGCATCAAAGTTTGGCCGAAATATAGATGGGGCTTGATTGGGAGTGCGGAAGACTCATTATCTGAACTTAACGGTTACGAGCGGAAGAGTGTGGCGTGTCCAGCAGGAGCATAAGTGCTAGTTCGTTGATTACTTTGGGGTGGGAGTGTATATGGCAAATGAATGTGATGATGTGATGGGGGGATGTAAGCTATGTGGTCCTGATAACGGAGAGATAAGGTATTTGTGCAAAAGTCATTTACTGCCAAAGGCGATCTATAAGTATTTCAATAGCTCTAAACTCGATGGCACGAAAATATTAGTGCGGCCGCAGCAGGGTGAGAGTGTTTTCTCGATGGACAGGCAGATTTTCAAGCGTCTTTTATGTAGTTCATGTGAACAGCTTATGTCAACCAAAGGTGAGGATTACTTTATATCGTCAGCGCTAAAAATTGATAAAGAGAAGATGCTTCCTTCGCCAGTTTACAATATTCTTTATAAGAGCTTGATCCCTTCCTGGAATTTGTTTTCGAGTACTTCATACGGAAGAGGTCTAATTTTTAGTGTAGGGGCGAACTTTCTGCCGGCTATAAAGTCACAAGAGTTGTACCACTTTGCGATTGGCATGTTCTGGAAGGCAACGTTCGAAGGGTGGACCTTCTGTCATGCGATTTCTCTAAAGCCCTCTCTCGTAGATGAGATGCGAAAGTTTCTTTTGGGAGGGAGCTTTCTTCAAGGTTACATTGTTAGAGTGGTGCCCTCGTTCTGGTTTGAAAAGTACGGGGTTGTTTTTCCAACTTTGATCGAGGGGCAGCCTTTTTTTTCAATATGTGGTTTTGACTTCTATCTCGAAGAATCTGATAAAAAATTTAGGGCGGCAACATCGCTGAGTAGCGTGCCGTTACTTTTTACCGTTGACTCTATGAGGTCTGAGCTGACCTTTAAGTATATTTCGAAGTCTTATAGTGAAGCTAGGCAAACAAACTCCTCAGCCGAAACCCAGTTGTCTTGGGTAAAAGGTAATGATGTAAAGACTCCCCGCAACAGAACAAATGACTGATACTTGTTGGACGGCGCCTTTTTAGGCTTGTGTCTTTTTTAATCGCATCCACTCCCGATCCACAGCCCGCTTCGCGCTGCCCTTGGTGCTGTACAAGTAGCGCAGGCGGCGCGGCTTGCTCTGGTCTCCCGCGGTGATGGTCTTCTCCGTCCCGCTCTTCTCGTCGCGGTAGTAGGCGATGATGCCGGTGTAGTCGCCGCCGGTGTCGTCGGCCAGGTCGCTGACCAGGTCCTCGGGCAGCTTGCTTTCCAGCTCCAGGCTGGTGATGTAGCCGCCGTCGGCGCTGAGGCTGTGCTGCACATTGCCGCCGTACCAGATGATCGCATCGATCTCCGTCTTCACGCCTTGCAGGGTGTAGGTCAGTTCCGGGATCAGGTCCGGCCGGCCCCTGGCGAGCGCGTAGCTGAGCGTGGCGCTGCCACGCTGTAGGCGGTTCCACTCGGCGCGGGCGGCGCGCAGGGCGCTCTGGCGGTCGCTGTAGGTGTGGCGCAGGTCCTTCAGGTTGTCACCCTTGGCGCCGGCGATTGCCTCCTGCTTCTTCGCGCTGTTCACGTCGTAGAAGTACGCGCGCACGCCGTCGTAGCTGTCGCGGTCGGCCTGCAGGTAGCGGTGCTGGTCGCCATCCTGGCGGGTGAGGTTGATGTGCGGCAGCGCCAGGCCGCTGGCAGTCTTGCCGCCACCGGCCGGCAGGCAGAGCAGGCAGCCGGCTTTCACGGTGGCCACCGCATCGAAGTCCTCGCCCAGGCGTGTCAGCAGGTTGGCGTCGGACTCGTTGGCCTGGTCCAGCTGCAGGATCGGCAGGCCCGCCAGCGCCGGCGCGAGCACCGGCTTCAGGTTGTTGCCGAGGGCGATGTCGGTGAGCACGTCGCCCAGCGTCTTCGGGCTGCTCCAACTGCGTTCGCGCTTGACCTTCAGGCCCTTGCGCAGGTCCGCTGAGCGGGCGCGGATGCTGAGCACGTCCGGCGCGCCGCTGTGCTCGGTTTCGTCGACGGTGTAGGTGCCCTTGTCGACCAGTCCGCTGTCACTCCAGCCCAGCCAGAGGTGCAGCACGGCGCCGCGCGGGGGGATCGCGAGCAGCCCGTCATGATCGCTGAGTGTCACGCTCAACTGATCGGCCTCGAGGCCGCGATTGTCGGTCAGGTCCAGGGCGATCAGTCGTGGGCTGATGAGCTGGGCGATGTCGTTGCCGTCGACCGTGAGCCGGAACACCGGCACCGGATAGCCGGCGTCGCGCTGCAACTGGTCGACGGCGCTGGTCAGGTAGCCCGTCACGCGGGCGAGGGCGGCATCGATCACAGGATGCGTCTCAGCAGGTTGCCGGCGGTACCGAGGACCGAGCCGAGCAGATCGGTGCGGCCGTCGTCGATGCGCTTGAGCTCGAGGGAGAACTCGATCCGCCGCGGGGTGCCGTCGGCGAAGAAGAGTGTCCGCGTCTCGGTGACGCGTTCGATCACCCACAGGCCGTAGATGCGTCCGAGTGCCCTCGACCATGGGCCAGGCCGATCCCGAGGATGGTGCAGCCATCTGCCGCAGCAGCGTCCAGGCTCAACGCGGCGTTGGCCGAGGAACCGGAATGCGGCTGGACGTTGGCGTAGTCGGCGCCGAACAGCTGCCTGGCGCGGTCGATGGCCAACTGCTCGACCTTGTCGACGTGTTCGCAGCCGCCGTAGTAGCGCTTGCCCGGATAGCCCTCGGCATATTTGTTGGTCAGGCCGCTGCCCTGCGCCTGCATGACCCGCTTGCTGGTGTAGTTCTCCGAGGCAATCAGTTCGAGATGGTCTTCCTGGCGGGCCTCTTCGGCGTCCATCGCGGCGAGCAGTTCGTCGTCGTAGCCGCGGATCTGGTCATGCTTGCTGAACAT